AGCTAAAAAACAACCCTTCACAATCGATTTTAAGCCGTTTTTATTTTTAAGGCAACAAGTTATATGCCTTGATTTTACTGCATTTTTGCACAAAAAAAGAGCTAGACTAGAAATTAATCTAATCTAGCTCTAATATTATAATTTAGTACAATAATTTAATGAAATCCACCCACTTGGAATTAATCCAAATCCATTTTGAACTTTAGTAACTGTTGTTACTACTCCACGTTTTAATCCATTAGTATATTGGTTTCCTAATTTCTTATTTTGATATCTTGCATTTGCTGTTAATTGTTTATATCCTTTTATTTTATACTTTGTACTAGGTCCTGTACGAACATTTAATATACTAGCATTTACTTTGTATTTTCCTGTAGTGTATTTTACACCAGAAATTGTTTTAACCGAATTTGAAGCTACAGCCATATAATTTGTTAAATAATTACTAGAAACCCATCTATTTGTTCCTATTCTACTCCAATTGCCATCTGTCTCATATACTGTTACTGCTGTACCATTAGATAATCCACCTACAATATATCCATTAGGCTTATTTCTTATATTTAATCCTATTTTAGTGTTTACATATCTAGTATATGCTTGCGTTGTAACTGGACGTGTGTTGTTTACTTGTACATTTCCATCATGAGCAAATGCAAAGAATTTACTATAATTAGCATAGTTTCTAAAATTGTCTATGCTACAATATACTGTATTTCCATCTACAGTTACTTTGCCTCTTCTTGTACTTGTTGAGAATTTGCCACTATATAAATATGGATCATATATCTTTAATGTATCTCCATCTATTCCAACTAGAACAATAAAATGTCCACCCGTTGTAAACAATCCGTTTCCACATGATACTATTACATAATGATTATTTCTTAATAGCTCTACAGCTTTATCTAAATAATATGTTTCTTCATATCCAATATCAAATTCGTCTGCTACAGCTCTAAAAGCACTAAAATATGTACCATTATTTGCACTTCTATATCCATGTTGTACAAACAAATCACACATAGTATCAGGTGTTATTGCTCCTTTTGTTGCTGTTACTACCATACTTGCACATGTTGGACCACAAGCACTAGAGCCTATTGTTTGATTTGGATTGCCTACACTAGAATACATCTTGTTTGCCCATCTACTATCTAGTTGTGAATAATATGTTAATCCAATATAGTCTCCTAATTCTACATTCCAAGTTTCTGCTTTTGCTCCTTCATAAGCTATTTCTCCTTGAAGTTGAAATCCTTCTGTTTCTTCTCCTTCTTGCTCATTTGATACAGCCTTCTCTTGTTCTTCTGTTTGTACTTGTATTTCTGTAGTTGGCAAGTCTTTTACTTCTTGTTCTGTCATATCGTATGTACTAATATTGTTTTTAAATTCATTTACTACACCATTTACGATTTCATTAGTTGAACTATTTTCATTTGCTTTGTAAAATCCAAATCCACCTAATATTCCAACTATTACTGCTGAAATTATTAATATTATTTTTCTTTTTTGCTCGTTATTCATTGCTATCCCTCCATTTTTATTTCTATTTTTTCAATATCTTTTTCTATGGCTTCACATCTTCTATCGTGCACTTGCAAAAACTCTGATTGATTATCCATACTTTTCTGTAATAGTTCCAAGGATTTAGCTGTATTCATATTTGTATTTTGTATTTCGATTAAGCACTTACCATTTTGTTCTATTGTTTTTTGCATATTTCTTCTAGTTGTAAGCCAATCGTATAAGAAAAGTATTACTATGACTAGTGAAACACCATATTCGTTTATCAATTTTCCTATTTCTTGCATTACTCTTCCTCCTTTGTAACACTATCTTTGTCTACTACATACTCTACTTCAAAGTCTGTATCTAAGTTTGTTATTAGTTTGAATATATTAGTACCTTGCCATAATTCTATAGGAGATATACTTGATAGTTTTATTGTTTGTGGTTCAGCTAATCTAAAATAGACTGGCATGTCTGTTAAAATAGCTCTTGCCTGCTCTTCAGTTGTGTCTGGCTCAAATATAAAGTACACATTTTTTTTGCCTGTTATCAAAGCTACTTGCCCTGGTAAAAATGAACCTTGTTGTGGTCTTGGTTTAAATTTAGTTGTTAATACATCACATACTTTTGTTGGGTCGTTATATTGATATATACCATAATTACTAAAATCTATTCCCCAATATGTTCTAGTAGTAGATGATGATTTTTCAACTAATTTCTCACTACCAGTCAAAACAATTTTTTCTATGTTCTTCTTGATTTCTACTTCGCCATTTCTATTTACTTTTAATATGTCTTTTACATCTCCTGCTTTAGATAGGATATTACCTTGTAGATTTATTGGAGTTATTATAGGCTCGTGATATGGCTCATATGAAGCATCGTCTGTACCTTCTACTAATATTGGTTCATTATATATTAATGGAAAATGCAATAAAGACCAATCTCCTCTAATATAATAATCACTACTTTCATCTGTAGTAAAAGTTTTCTTTCGATATGATTCAGTTTCAGAAGTTGAATACGATTCAACAACTTTTTCATAATTTGAGCCTCTTGCTATAGTAAGTCTTACATTTGTTGAATTTTGCTCTTGAAAATTCTGATATATAGTATATGTTGTGTTAGGTTTTAAGTTCAGTTTGTATGGCACACTATATAAATTGCCGTTATTTGCAAGATTAAAGACTCCATCTTGTTCAGTATATGTAACATTAGCATTTTTTAAGATTTTTTTAAAATCAAGTTTATTCTTTCCACTTTGTTTTATTTTTATTGCAGTCTCATTTATTTTTATATTTGAATAATCTGTTAGGTTTCCTTGATATGAAATTGCAAATGCCATATATTTTGCATTTGCTGGTGAATTTACTACGCCTTCTTTTTTGCCACCTAATGTTATTCCACTAATGAAATTTTTATCTTTATCATACCAAGCTCCCCAGTTTCCAGATGTTTTATCACTGTATATATAATAATATGAGTTTGCTTGTATTTCTATATAGTCTGTTCTTTTTGAAGTACTATTGCTGATAAATGAACCATTTCCATCACTTACATAACTACCACTAATTATATTATTTTTATCGAATATATTATCATATCCACCTACACTTGTTATTTTTTGTGTATAATCTGGATTTGGTGATGGTATTCCTCTTGTGTAAGGTTCATAAGGTTTATCACCTGTACCTTCATAAATTATTAAATTTTTATATGTTGTGTTTGTCTTAGCACTTTCATTATAACCATTACCACTATAAATCCAAACGGCATCTACATCAGATGCTGGTATATACACCAGTTTTAAATCTGAAAGCTTAACATAGGCATATGGATTACTTATATCTGCTTTGTTATATTTGAACCTAAATAAAACCTTAGTTACATCAGTATTATCTGTGTTAATTTGCCCAATTTTAATGGTATACTTAGTGTTTGCCTTTAGTGAAATTGGAACTTCTTTATTATTCTCTGTACTTAGCACAGTATATTCAGCTGGAACATTTAATAAATTATATCCTTCTGTTGTTTCTTGCCTGATATTTCCATTAGTCTCTATCGTCTTAACCGGCACATCTACTGCATTTCTGCATATTCCGTCTGTCACAACTTTAGTCGGCTGATTATCTATATACCTTTTTATCAGTTCTGGATAATCTCTCATTACATTGTAAGGCGTTTCTAATTCATTCTTAATTTCAGCCTTTGTTTCATTTAAATATTTTAGCTTTTCTGCTGTTGTTCCCATTAGATTACCTCCCCCATTTATAGTATCTAAGATTGTATCTATATCTCCGATTTTTTCTTGTATGTTACTTATTTCTTGCTCATTTTTTGTATTGTCTGTTTCTAGTGTTTGTATCTTTGTATTTACTTTTTCTACATATTCATCTACTTTATCCCAGTTTTGATTTAGTGCTTTGTCTATATCAAA